ATTGTGGCGTTCCGCCTACCGGGAAACTTTGTAGACCCAACGCGCGGTCTATCGCCGCTTTCGGCAATCCGCCGAGAGGTAGAGGTAAGCGTCATGGCATCCGAGCACACCAATGCGTTGCTCCGAAATCTTGGCGTACCAGTCGGCGCATGGGTTGCGCCAAAGGATAGCGACCTCACCGTGCAAGACCAGTCTGCAATTAAGAAGGTTCTTGCGGCTCTCTCTGGACCAAAGAACGCAGGAAAGAGCGCGGTTCTCCCCGGCGGGTTGGAATGGCAGCAGTTGGGAATCCCAGAACAGGACGCGCAGTACCTCAACGCGCGAAAGATTAGCCGCATGGCAATCGCTTCTGCCATGGGAATCCCCTTGCAACTAGTTGGCGACGACGAGCATTCGGGCGTATACCGATCAGTTCGCGATGCCGAGCAGGTCTTCTGGCGCAGGTTGAAGAATGAATTGGGCTGGATTGCCGACATTCTTGATTCGTGGCTTACTACCGAGTTTGATACAACGGGTCGCCTCACCGTGCAGTTTGATGTTTCCTCTATTGAGGCGTTGCGCCCAACGCCACAGGAAGAACTTATGCTCTGGACGCAGTTGATGGATCGCAGCGTGGTCACACCTAACGAGGTGCGCGCTCACTTTGGTCTTGGTGCTCCGACATCATGGGGAGACACGCCGCTCCTTGGCGGTCAGCCAAAGGAAGGCGTGACAGGCAAGACCCCAGTGTCCGTAACGGAGATTCCTGCCGTCGGAACAGCGGTAGAAGAGGATCATGTGGTGGATGCTCCGCCAATTATGTCGTGGTTTGACCGAGAGACAAGGCTTTATGGGCGACAAGAGATTAAGCAGTTCGTGGCTGGTGGTGCGCTAGACGCTTCGTCAATGGTAGGATTCCCTGTAACAGACGCGGAGAAAAAGGCTATTGAACTAGGGGTCAAGAGACGCTACAGTAGTAAGCAGATCGCTCATGGCGTTGAAGAAGATGGCTACCAAGGGTTGAGGGGAGTACAGGCATGAAGCACTTGAAGATTGCGGCAACCGCAGACGGCGGAATTGTCATTGAGGGCTACGGCGTACCCTTTGGCGGACCGATCAAGGGTCGCGACCTCCACGGACAGTTCTTCAGCAAGAAGACAGACTTTGCCCTTGACCTGATCCCCGACGGTCAGCGCCCGCTGCTCTTTCAGCACGGTCTTGATTCGTCCGTAGACACAGCGGTCATTGGTCGCTGGGGCGTTAAGCGCATTGACGACGGCGGCGTATGGGTACGCGCGCAGTTGGATGCCCGCTCCGAGTACATCAACGAGATTAAGGAACTTGTAGACAACGATGCGCTTGGTTTCTCTTCTGGAACCATGGGTCACCTTGTCAAGGTTGCTCCAAAGACGGGCGAAATCCTTAAGTGGGCGCTTGTTGAGTTGAGCCTGACCCCAAACCCAGCCAACCCGAATGCTTACATTGTGCGCGGCAACAAGTCCGCTTCAGCACATGTGAAGTCGCTACTTGCGACAAAGCATGGAGATCATGACCAGTCCGAGCACGGTAACTGGGCTACAGGCGGCGGATCGGACAAGGGAGAAGACAAGGATAAGACGGTTCACGATGCCTACGCGCGCAGAGAGCACAACGCTCAGGAAGCGCGAGCAGAGGCAAAGCAAGGAATTGACAAAGCCTACGAGAAGAGCGGTCTTTCGCGACCGGGCTATGTTTCCGCATTGCCAGAACCGGGGATGACTGATAAACAAGCGTTTGATCACGGATACAAAGAAGGAACCGCGAAGCCAACACTGTCGTATCAGGAAGATCGTATCCGCACAACGGGAGAGTTGATGCAAGCCCTTGGTCTTTGGAAAGCGATTGACGAGCAAGACCCCCTTGGCGGTCAGGGTGGAGACATGCACAATCGCCCATGGACATCCGCAACGGCAGCAACCTCAGCCGAGTCCGACCGAGCCGCCGCAGACATTCACGAGGACAATAACTGGCACAACAGCGCCGCAGTTCTGCGCGCAGTTGCCGAGGGCAAGGAGTGGCTAGAGACGCACGACTACGGCAAAAAGAGCCTAAAGGTCAAGCGTTCGGTGAAGCACGGCGATCATGACCAGTCCGAGCATGGAAATTGGGCTACGGGCGGGGGCGGATCGGACAAGGAAGATAAGGGCGCGCGCGACACTAACCGAGTTGAAGAGAATCGCCGCTCTAGTGGCGCTTGGCAGGAAAAGTTTGGAAAAGTGGGCGAGTACCGCGCTACGGGCGAGACCATGGAGTTGGCAAAGACGCTAGTTTCTGAGGCTTCCGACCCTAGGTCAGCAAACGAACGGGTTGTCGCAGCCCTCCACATGGCTTCCCAGTGGAACTCCAAAGAACCTGTAACTATGCCAAATGGTCAAATTCCTTTGAGTGGCAGGTCGGTAGAAGAGGAACTTGCTCGCCGCGCTGAATTTAGTCCTTCAGAACCAGACAAGCAGTTTCACCTCAACCTCTTGGCAGACTTAAGGGGAGAAACGCCAGAAGAGATTCAGGCGGAGATTGACATGGACAAATTTAACGACTGGATGTCTGGCTACGATGTGCCGGGAATGCCCAAGACCCTCCGCGTAAAGCGGACATAACTTCTGTTACACTCCTCTAGCCAGTTGCCTATGTGGGCGACTGGCGCTTAGACGGAGAGACCGAAGACGCGAACGCTCACGCTGACGCTCCATCGGACAACCTGACGAAAGCATCGTTTAGGCAATGAACTTTCGGGTTCACAACTGATAGGAGAATAATCGTGGCAGACAACGATTTCCTGTCGGAGAATGAGGTTGAGTCTCTCGTCGCTAAGGCTGTTACTAAGGCTGTAAAGAGCCTTAATACAGTTGACGAGGATGCCCGACCAACGGCTCCGACCAAGGCTGCGGGATTTAACCGTGGTACTTATGGTCTTCCAAACCTTGGCGTTGCAGTTAAGTCCGCGTTCCGTGGGCAGACTGTCAACGGCGGTGAGTTTGAGAAGGACTTCTCACAGGCAGCAGCCGAACTCTTCGGCTACAAGGGCGCGGCTGGCGATGACTCGCTGACTTCGCGTTCTATCGTTTGGGCTAAGACCCCAGAAGAGGCTCGCGCTGTTCTTCACGCCATGGGCGAGGGGAAGCACGCGGCGCGAGTGGATTCAGCCATTAAGGCTGCATCTGAGGGTACGACCACCGCTGGTGGATACCTCGTTCCCCCTCTCTACGCGCAGGATGCGTTCCAGTACGCTTTGGTTCCGAACATTGTGTTCCGCAACCTTCCCGGACTGACAACGATGCCTGTACGGACGAACCTTGTTTACCTCCCGCGCGAAGACGCTCGTGCAGGTGCAGCAACCGCTGCCGAAGCAGGATCGCTCACCGCTCAGGATGTAACTTTCGCGCAGCAGTCAATCACCATCAAGAAAGCGTATGGCTATCGCGTATTCAGCAATGAATTGCTTGCCGACGCTGATCCTTCGTGGAATGAGTTCATTACGAAGACGCTTCTTCGCGATGTGGCTCTCTTTGCGGATCAGCAGCATCTTGAGGGTACGGGTTCAGGTAACGAGATCACTGGTCTCGCGTCAATCAGCGGCACGACTACAGGTCCTTCAACGGGAACCAACGGTCGCGCACTAACCTTTGATGACCTGTACAACGCGGTCTATCACCTGCGACTAGCAAATGTGGAGCCACAGAGCGGCACGGGCGCATGGATCATGCACCCACGCACTCTTAACTCGCTGATGCAGTTGAAGGACAACAGCAATCAGTACCTCCTCACGGCGGCTCAGGGCTACAACGCCCCGATGACGCTTGGCGGCGGGTTTGCTGCCAGCAACGGACCAAAGGCTTCGCTCCTTGGTATTCCGGTGTATGTGTCCACGCAGATCGCAATTAACCGCACGACGGGTTCAAGCACTGACACCACAAATGTCTACCTGCTTGACTCCAGCAAGGCGGTTCTTCTTGAGCGTCAGGGCATTGAACTCGCGTTCTCGGATCAGGTAGGTTTCGCGACCGACCAGTCCGCGTACCGGGCAATTGCTCGCCACGGCATCGCTGCCGTGCAGCCAACGGCTGTAGAGAAGATCACGGGTGTCCGAGTCTAATTAGGTTCGGTTCTACCGTGAGACAAGACCCTTGGGAGTTCGCTCCCAAGGGTCTTGCTCTATACTGACCCCATGCCAACTGCAATCGGTTCCTATGTCACCCTCGCCGTCGCTAAGGCGCGCCTTGGCATTCCTTCGGCAGATACCACTGACGACTCGCTGCTTACAAGCCTGTGCGATCAGGTCAATGCCTACATTGAGTCCTACACGGGTACGGTTCTGGCTCCCATTGCTGGCACGCTCACCAAATACTTTGATGGAGACGAGCGGGTAAACACCCGCGTGTTACTAATCCCAAAGGGAGTCCGCACAATTACCCTGCTGGAGAACTCTGCATACACGGGCGGTCCGTACCAGACTATCCCCTCCTCTGACTATTTCTTGCGCCCCTCTAACGCCGACCTCAACCCCGGCTTCCCTTACACCGAGTTGGTTATGACCAATGTGCCAAGCGCAGGTAACCCGCTTCCAACCTTTAACCCGGGCTTAAACAACATCCGCATTACCGGCACTTGGGGCTGGGATGCAATCCCGGATGAAATTAAAGAGGTTGCAGAGGTGATGCTCGTGCGCGCGTGGGCGGGGCGACAGGCTGGGCAGACAGATCAAATCGGGGTCAGCGAAGGGGGAATGCCGATCATCAGTCGCACAGTCTCCCTTCGCGACCGCGAAACCCTAAATAGGTTTAGACTAAAGCGACCCGACAGGATCGGCTAAAGAAAGTAGGAGGAGTTGAAATGCCAAAGAACAAGCCAATGTCATGGAACCCAGAC